ATTTATCGACGGCCACTTCGGAGCGTGTTTTTATTTGGTTCCGAGTAATAATTGGCCCATCACCTCGATATAACTTACCGCCATATGATACATTAGCATCAGTATCGGCCCAGTAATACGAGATTCCACTCACTAATTGCAGCTCATATAGATCACAGCTAACGAATGATTTATTCGTATTGAGATGACTATTAAGAATTTCATCAACGTGCTTCATACTTTATCACCTCACCATGCTGTAACTAATTTGAACGGTTTAGATTTATAAACGTTTCTATATTTCAAGTCGGCTGTAAAGTCGCCACTAAATACGACCTTCCAATAATATGTATAGTCAGCCGTAATAATTGCGGTAGGAGATACAGTCTGCCCACTTGCTAGACGTATAACACCTTTGTCGGTGGTGCATCTAATCTCTTGACCGTCGGCATATAGCTTAACGTTTTCAATATATGCAACAGGTTCAATGTAATCACCGAATTTACGAACGGCTTGCCATTCATTCTCGGCCCCGGTCCCAAGTCGAATGCCTTTTTGCGTATGGTCCTCAGGGTCAAGCCATAAAAACGGGGTTAAGCCACCTTTTACAGTGGCATAAAAGCCCATCATCGTTTCATACTGCTCTTGATTCAATACGGCAAACGATGCGGAAATAGTATATTGTGGCAGTTGCTGAGTAGTCATTGTACGTAATCTACCGGATCCACTCCGCTTAGTTTTTACATCCCAATGTTGCATTTTGCTTGAATCCCATGCAAACGTATTGATGTTAGGGAATTTTTTTAACTCTACCATAATTACCACGTCCCCGCTGTTGATGTAAATTCACGATTATTATCTACTAAAAATTGGCGTATGGTTTGACCGCCTGACGCTTCAAGCCACCCCATAAACGACTGGGCATCCATAGCATTGACATGCACATGCACATCGCCACCGCCTCCAGCCTTTGAAATGCCTTCACCAATTTGTCCGAATACCTGTTCAGATAATGGAACGACTGCTTCCGGATAATTACCTTCACCAATTTCTGCAAAGGTACGTCCATATGCTAGGCCGCCACTTGCCAACTTCAAATTTGGTACGAGTTTTTGTGGACCGCTTCCAATGTCAAAGCCTCCACCAATATTGCCAAGTCGTCCAGCTAGTGATGCAACAGAACTCATCGCAGCACCTGTAGCCGATGCAGCACTCCATGCGGCCATGCCGGCTGTAGCACTAGCGCCCCATGTAGCCATTGCCATTTGTTGAGCTAGTTGAGTTGCTAACGGTAACTGAGCCTGTAATGCAGCATTATTTGCTGCAGCTGTTTGGCTAGCCATCATTTTGCCGAAGATCATCTGTTGTAGTTGAGCCGCAATCCATTTAGCTACAGTATCCGCGATTGTTTTTAAAATAGCATTCCCAATATTTTGAAACGCTTTTTCTAAACTTTGCGTGCCCTGTATCAATTTAGATATGCCCTCTTGCATGCTATCAATGCCTGCATTCGCCATATCAAAGAACATCTGCTGACTATTAAAATGGCTGTCCATAACCGCTTGCTGGTACTCTTCAAGAAGCTGTTTTCGCAACTCATAATTTTGCCGGGTCGCTACGTATTCATCAGTCAAAGCCTGTTGTAGCGCTTCAAAATTTTGTGTACGCATTGCTTCTTTAATTGCCCACTCTTCTTCGGCGCTTGTACGAATTAAATCAAGTCTTTGGTTTTCAAAGTTTTCATTCATCGCCATTAATTCAGCATTTTCACGCTCTTTAAATGTAAGACGATTGCCAACTAATTCATATGGCGTGTTAGTATCTTGCAACATCTTAATGTATGCAGCTCTATCACGTTCCGTCATTTCAGCAAATTTATCAGATAATTCCTGATATTTGTCTTTAATCGAATTAACCGCATCATCTTGCTCTTTAGCTAACTTAGTTAGTGGCGATTGTGCCCCAGTTGAATCACGTTCAGCAGTATTGAACTTAAACGCAACATTCATATCACGGATAGAGTTTTGTAATTCACGCAATCGCTTGGCCTCTTCATGCATCGCATCCTCACGCTTGCGGGCATACATTTCCATGATTTTTTGCTTATCCTCTTCATAGTGGATATTGTTTGCTTTAGATTTCTCTAACTCTTCAAGTTCCTTATCCCGCCATTGCTCTGCTAATTGAGCACGGGTCCCGAACATCTCTGTCCACGATTCAAGTATTTGTCGATGCAATCGTTTTGCTTCTTTTTCAGCATCCTTGTGACTGCCAGTACCTTTGCCCTTCTTCCCTTTTTTGCCACCAGTTCCATAATCGCCGCCGGCATTTCCGAAATCTACTTCACCACCAGTTGAAGGGTTTAGGCTATCACCAATACTTCCGAATAAATCTGCAGTATTATTGCCAAAATCTTCAGCCGCCTGTGCATCAATCAAATTTAATTCATCAATTTTACTTGCTGACGTATTGAATACAGACGCTATTTTACCTGAAACAGCATTAATGCCACGTATGAGCGCATTAATCATGCTAAGAATGCCATTAATAGCCCATGTAACTGTATGGACGATCCCCATCCATATGCTTTTCATAGTAGCGCCAAACCCATTAGTGGCAATTTCACTGGAAGCAAGTGCAGCAACTAATACGGCTAAAACTGCAACAACTAAACCAATCGGATTAGCTGCTAATACAGCATTAAATACAGCCGTTGCCCCTGCCGACGCTAACGCTCCAACAGCATGTGCAGCTTGTGCAGCATTAAGAATCAATATTCCAGCCCTATATGCTCCCATAACTGCTGTGGCTGTTGCAATAGCTGTCCTTATTCCCAAAAATACAGCCCTTACTGTACCTGTTGTAACCGCCCAAGCTTTTGTAACTGCATTTATAGTAGCGATTGCAGCTCCTTGCACGGTTATTGTGCTAGTAAATGCAGCCGCAGCAATGCGAGAAGCAATCATATATGTTGTTATTCCGGCAAATGTAGCTATAGCTGGTGGTCCAATGGCTGTTAATACGGATCCAATAGATTGTACCGTTTGCCCTAATAACCTTGCAGCAATAACTCCGGCACTAAATGCGCCTGATATGCCACTAATAGCAACACGAGCAACAGCGGCCAAACCTTGAAATACTACGCCGATATTATCTAATGCCTCTTTAAAACCACTATTTGCTGTCATCTGTGTCAAGCTTTCCAATACTGGCTGAAACGCTTGTATTGCTTGGTTTTGAATCGCATTTCCTACTTCTGCAAAAGTCATAGGAAGTTCAGCAAATTTAGCGTTTGTTTCATCGGCACTATTAAACATTGCATTTTTAATAACCTCTGCTGTAATTAAGCCTTGTGAGGACATTTCTTTTAGCTGGCCCATAGGCAAACCCATTTCTTGTGAAATAGCTTGTGCTAATAATGGAGCATTTTCCATAATGGACCTAAATTCGTCCCCTTGTAACTTACCAGCTGCCATTGCTTGTGTGAGCTGATACATAGCGGATGTTTGTTCTTGAATCGATGCCCCGCCGATCTTAAACTGTTTATTCATCTGTTCAACGAAAGCAATGGTTTCATCATTTGAAGAGAACGCATCTTTTGCTAAAATTCCCAGCCTACCAACAGCGCCTGCCATATCAAGGTATGATCCACGAGTACGCTCAGCAGCTGCATATACCTTGTCCATAATTTCAGCAGTGGACTGTGTACCGTCATTAATCATATTGATGCGGGCTTTTATTAATGCATATTTATCACTTAATTCAGCCCCAGCCTTTACAGCCTCTTTCGTAGCGGTTGCAACTGCTGTTATACCTACAGCCGCCCCCGCAATGGATAGGCCTTTTGACATTTTCTCTCCTAATTCCGCAAGCTTTTTGCCAAGAACCTCATCAGCTTTTTGACCGACTCTATCAATAGCTTGCACAGCCCCAGCAGAAGTACCATTAATTTTGACATTAATTTGTTTATCTGCCATTATTCGATTTCACCCCCTCCCGATTCAATCCATTCACGTTTGAATTCTATTTCCTCTTTCATTCGTTCAAGCTCCGTAGGTGGATAAATATGTTTCATAAGATCCTCTACGGTAAATTTTTTGCCTTTAGCAATTTGCATATTAGCTAATAATGAAAAAAAGAATGCTTGAATACTATGTTCTCGCCTTGCTCTAGCCTCATAGCCCTCTAATAGCTTATAAAACTCCATAACCGATAATCGCTTATATTCCCAAGGTTTTAATTGCAGTACTCCATATGCATTCTTTTCATTGAATCGATACCACTCAAAAAAAGAGGGGGCATCAGCCCCCTCTATTAGTTTTTTTCGTTTAAAGCCTCCTCAGCTTCAATGTTTGCATTATCTTCCTCGGTGGCTTCCTCAGGGAACTCCTGATAATAAATCTTTTTACCCATAACGCCACTGGCGATGAGTGCTTTTTGTACAGTAATCATCAATTCATTGAAATTGAAGTCCGTATTGTTCATCATTTCCTGAATTTTTTCTTGATAGAATACCGAGGAACGTCGTTTGTAGTGCGCAAGCCCAATTTCAAAGGCAACCAATACCTCCGTCATGCCTAAGCCTTCTGCAAGAATACGACCTATAGGCTTTTTCAATACAGCTTCTAGCTGTAAAATACGCCCAATATTAAAATAGATTTTTTCACCTTCGCCAAAGTATTCACATGGGATTCGTTTCATTATAAAAGCCTCCTGAGATTATAAATTAAACGGTTTTTAATTCAGACAATGGACCATCGCCGTTAAGTGTGATTTTACGAGTAGCCACATCATCGTGTGCGCCAGTCGTAGAGTTATCTGTGATAGATGCCCAGCCTGTAACATATGATTTATCAGGATATTCATATTTGATATGAATACGTTCATCATTCAAGAACGCCTGATATACGACTTTTAAAGTTTCATCATTAAGCATCAAAATTGATTCAACTTCGGTGGACCATTCTTTCATGCCCGGTAATGTAGTTTTCCAACCGCCTGTACCTTTATGAGAAGCGTCAATAGAGTCCGCCTTTAAATTCAAGTCGCCTGTTCTTTGACCGCCCAACAATTCCCATTTTGCACCGGTAGTTTCATCGGTACCAACATTGATGTAGATCAATATATTTTTACCCATAGCGACAAGAGATTTCTTGCTTTGCTTTAACGCAGTTAAATTTTTTGCTGGTTCTGGCATTAATATATATCCTCTCTTTCATTCAAATCAAAAAGGCGAGCCTCAATAGTGTACTGAGTGCCCAATAATGGGCGTATACTATCATGGTCGCCTACTTTATTTACGACATGGAGATCAACGATTTGAAATCCACAATCTAATACGCATACATCTTCATTAAGTTCTCCACATGCTTTACGGAACGCTAATAATATAGCGTCAACCTTATTCTCGAGATCAACTAATTGTGGATAACCTTTATCGAATTCTTTTGTGCCTGTTTTAGTCCAAGCTTCAAGATACAACGTAACTTTTAAATGCACATCATCATCTTTTTGCTCTTGTCCCCGACCAATCATAACAACACCATTGGCCGTTACTCCAGCATTCTGTGGTATTGTAAGCCCTAGCCGAGTATCAATACCTAAATTAGTGCCATTAAATACATCTTGTATGCGCTGCATTAATTCATACCATTGCATATGTCACCCCCTAAATATTTCAACGGAACGATATCCCTTATATTCAGTAGGGTTGCCGGTTAACTGTTCAGGCGTGATACGAGATTCTAATTGCTTGATACGAGATTCATAATATTCTAATTTTTTAGAATAAAAGTCGTCTGTTGAGCCGTTATTACTGTAAGAACCCGGCAATGCAAATGCTTTATTTACGCATACTTCACGATAGATATAAGCGAGCACTAATTCGTCAGTGGTAAAACTACGAATAATCTTATCCGGCTTTACACCTAATCGATTACCAAATGCATATAACCACTGTTCGGCCTTTCCAACAGTACTGGCCGTTACTTCATCGCCTAGTAACTCATCATTAAATAGCTCCGCCATATCTTCAAATTTGTACAGCATATTTAAAACCCCTTATATATTAAATGTTATTAAATATTCGTC